CCCAAGCAGGATTCTCTGCACCATAGACTTCACGCGCCACCCAACAAAAACCAGAAAAGATTGTTTTTCCAGCAGCACCGGCAACACCAGCTCCACCCATTAAACCACCAGCCGCGCTACCAAGACCTTGCATAATACCAGCAGTTTTAGCAGCATTAGCATTAGCCGTGGCTACGTTAGCACCAAGCTGGGTAGCTTGATTGCCAGAATAAATATCCATAATTTGATTATTAAATGGATTAAAGTTCTGGGTAGATGTCGGATATTGGTTAGCCATTGAATTAAGCCCAGCCAACTGACCAAAACCACCTGAGCGACCAAGGATAAGCGAATAAGGGTCTTGGGCTGTTTGGGCAGCAAGAGCAGAGGCTTGACCAAGCTGTTGTTGCTGAAGGATAGCGTTCTGATAATCCGCTTGTTGGTTCGCCTGACCATAACCAAGGCCGTATTGCGCTCCAAGCTGCTGTGCTTGAAGGTTGAGCTGTTGGTTGGCCTGTTGAGCCTGAAGATTGGATTGCGCTGCTTGTAATGCCGCTTGCTGGTCTGCGGAGCCATAACCAAGGCCAAGTTGACCTTGAGCTTGTTGGGCTTGAAGACCAAGACCTTGCTGTTGGGAGAACATCCCAGCCACATTGCCAGCGTATTGTTGTGCCGCCTGCATACGCGCACGTTGCGCTGCATCTAAGTTAAGTGCTGCCGTAGCAGATGCAATGGGGTCTTGGGCGCGGCCCATAAGATTGTATTGGGAGGCCACTTGATTGGCAATTCCAGATACATCTTGTTGGCTAAGTTGCCCACCACTCATAAGACCTTCCGCCGCCTGCATACCCATCATTCCAAGAAGAGGGTTTTGACCAGCAGAAATCTGTGGCCCGCCACCTAACTGTTGAGCTTGAATCTGATTAGGAAGACCTTGTTGCGAGAATTGAGGAGCAGCCCCAAGACCTTGAATAGGTGAGCCACCAGACAAAGCTCTGTCCGTAGCGGCTTGCTGAAGCTGCATGAGCTGGGGATTAGCCTGCTGGAACGCTGCGGTGGCTTGTTGCCCAAGGTTCTGAACGTCACCAATGTCTGCGGTTCGTTGAGCGCGATTAAGCTGCGCTTGCAGGTCGCTAATTGCAGGAGCTTGCTGCGAGTAAGACGCCAGCATTTGTGGCAATAAGTTGCTCGCAATCCCTTGATACAGGGCGGCGTATTGAGGCGCGTATTGCGACTCTGCTGCAAACTGCTGTGGAGCCAAATCAATCTGCGCTTGCAGGCTTTCTCTGCCCACTGTTGCTGGGTCGATTGGTGCTGGTGCTTGAACTGTTGTTGAGCCGCCCATAGTATTAAGTTATTAAATTATTTAAGTGTAGCGACGGGGGCTGGTCGATTTTGACCTGCACCGCCAAAGCGTTGTTGCATCATACTAGCAAAGTTTAACATCTGCTGCTGGTTAGGTTGCCCCATCTGCCCTTGCCCCATTTGGCCTTGTGGCATACCTTGTGGCATCCCGGCACGAGGAGTCATGTTCCCACGTTGCTGCATCATCTGCATCATCTGCTGTTGTTGCTGTGGATTAAGTTGTGGCGCAGAAGGCATACCTACACCGGGCGCATTACCAACAGGAGGTTGGGCTGGATTTTGTGCTGCTGGACTTCCCATATAATTAGATAGTTTTGCCGGTTAGGCGGAGGTATAATTTGTCAAAATCGTAGTATTTGATTTTGGCGTCTTTAGACTTAAAGCCACGCGCCCATGCCACCCATTTACGGGAAGAAGGCGTCTGTTCAATGAACCACTTGATGCAGTCTTTACCGACTGCCATCTTCACAAACCAAGTATCGCCCTGCCCATACGGAACATAAGAAGCACCATCATCATGGCTGCTAATCTCACGGGCAAGCAGCAGCTTGTCTGGCGTGCAAAACACATAGCCAAACTTCAAATAATATTCCAAGTCATCAGAGAGCTTTAGACCCTCTGCGGAATACATTTCTGCTGCTTGTTGGATGGCGGTTTTCAATCTTGGACGTTGGGGGCAACTTCTTTGAGGTGGCCGTCTTTTTCGAGGGTTTCTTTTAACAACTGCAAAGCCGCTTCTACGGCAAAATAACCAGAACGGCTAACTTTGCCCGCATTAACGGGTTGAGTGGCTTCATCTACAATTTGTAAGGCTTCTTTTATGTTCATAGGTTTAATAAGTAAAACAATCGAAGAATAAATCTACGTTATTGGAATAAGCCACGGTGCTTGCGCTGTCTGTTACTTTGCAACGCCATGTGCCAGACTTTGTGCCATCTGATGTAAAGTAAGCGTAGAACTGAGTTGTAGCATTGGTGGAGTATTGGGCAGAGATATTGCCATCCCCGTTTACAAACTCCCAAGAATAAGTATATGGGCTGACACCACCAGAAGGGGTGCAAGTCGTTGCAAACGTAGTGTAAATGTTTGTTGGTGGGTTTAACCCACTTCCAGACAACGAGGTTTCATCAAGGGTTGCGCTTAGAGCAGTAGCATTATAAGTCGTCGTAACTGTAACAGATGAACAGTCAGCCGTATTTGGAGTCGGAGTAAGCGAATCCGTAACGGTGCATTTCCAGTAACTTGTGTAAGTGTTAGTGGGCGCACCAGTCCGGCTAAATGTAGTTGAAGAAGACGTAGGACTGTTTGCAGAAGTATTGGCGTCTCCACTTGTTCTTGTCCATATATAGGTATATGGCGACAGCCCACCACTAGCGGTAGTGGCTACTGAGCCAGTAGTGACAACTCCGCTGCCTTGGATTGTTCCGCTGGCAAGCACCGGCGTAACGCTAAGAGCAAGGGCGGCTAGGCTGTAAGTTAATGAAATACTTACGCTGCCTGCATTAACTGGGTTAGAAAGACTGTCTGTAACTACGCACTGATAGCTTGCCGTAATTATAGAGGGCGCAGTTCCAGTATATGAAAAAGTTGTAGTTGCGGAAGTTGAACCACTAAGCGTGAGCGTTGTTCCACTAACCTTTGTCCATGCGTAAGTATAACCGCCCGCCCCACCAGAAGCTGATACAACTACCGAGCTAGTCGTAATAGAACCATTGCTAGTCCTAGAACCAGAAAGTGAATTTGTGCTTAATGAAGCACTCATAGCAGAAAGCTGAAAAGCTACTGATACCGAAACATTGCTGGTATCTGTTGAATTTCCAGCAGAGTCTGTAACCGTGCATTTCCAGACAGCCGCTTTAGACGATGGAGCTGTGCCTGATGCCGTCCATGCAACTGAATAAGTTGATGCACTTGTAATCGTTAATGTGTCACCACTAACTTTAGTCCAAGCATAAGTATAAGGGCTTACGCCACCATACGCCGTAACGGTAACTGCGTTTGTCGTATAAGGCCCATTGCCTACGCCCGAGCCACTAGCAACACTTGTGCTAAGAGAAGCAGCAAGTGCAGATGACGTTGCCGAAATCCCTGCTACGGTATGGAGGGCAATAATCATTACAGTTGAACAGACCAGAACGCTTTAACCGAAGCATCAGTTGTGCTGGTTGGCACTAAGGTCAACATTGCTGTTTTGCTGGCGGCAATCGAAGCTGGAGCAGCAGAACCAATCCACACCCAGCCAGCAGGCCAAGAGATATTGCGAGCCGTAGAATCAGCAGAAACAATTACTTGTTTAGCGCGACCAGCCGCCAAGTTACTTGTGTTGATTGTAACGTCACCTGTTAAAGCAAGTGTCTGAAGATTGTTTGTGCTTAAATCTAAAGTAACTGTGCTAGTATAACTAATCGCTAAAATAACTGTTTCGTAGCGAGTAGAACTAACAAGCGTCAGCCCACTCAATGTGCCACTAGAACCAATGCCAAGAGCAGTGAGTTGTGCAGCAACGGAACCCGCAGCAATGATTGCCCGCCCATAAGTGTCACAAGAAATTTCTTCCCAGTCACCCGACCCAGCGGTAGAACGTCCAATAAGTTTGCCAGTTGCTAGTGTAACTTTGCCAGTGTTGACAAAAGTATTAAGATACGTCGCATCGCAAGTATCGCCGTTTACGGCAGAAAAGCCTGATACAAGTGTAAGTGCCATAAGATTAGTGAGTTGTAGTGTATTTGCGGTCTTGCACGAAAGCGGATACCGTTAGATTGCTGATGCCGCCAGTTTGATTAGTGTTAAGATATTCAATTTCAAGTCCATAACCTCTTAGCCCAACGATTCTTGGAACCGTTTCAGTATTGGTGTATGTAGAAGAAACGGATGGCAACTCTTTAGTTATGTCAGGCTTAATGCCATAAGCCGTTATATCCCAAGAGTTATTAGCATTAAGATTAAAATTGGTTGTAACCGAATTAAATCTCTTAAGTGCTGGAGTATCAAAGATATAACGACGAGTGCGGATTTTTCCTTCAATGGTATATTCTGCCGCTGGTTGGCTAGCCGCCGAATACTCGTCAAACTCAAGCTGCTCGTAAGCGTAGATTCCGCCCTCTTTAGAAATAACAAATAGGGTTTGTTGGTTATTCAGCAGCGAAGTAACCATGTAATCGCAATAGAAGCCATTGGGGAAGCTGTCGATAGACTCCCATGCCTTGTTAATGAAGTTGTAAACAAGGAGAGCGTTATTGCGGGTGCTGCCGTCTACTGGAACAGCTAGGTAATAGCGGTTGTTGCAGTAGGCCGCGCAAGCCCCAGAAGCGTAGCTAAAGTTGATTGTCCTGATGGTAGGGTCAATCGGAGCAGATAATGGCTCAGATGCGCCACGAAGCAGCAATTCTAGCCCCGGCTGCAACTGGAACACACCACGGTCAGACAAGAACAAGACGCTTGAACCGCAAGTTGCTGCTGTCCGACGCCCAACACATCCGTTCTGGCGGGTAAGTTCTTGAACAGAGACATTGGCTACGTCCCCATTGGTATTGTTCATCAAGTAAAGACTGTGACGATTAAATACAATGGTTTGCGCTTGTTGGTAGGGAAAGAATCCAATGAGGTAATCCGCCTGCCCCTGAGCAATGTTAAACTGTCCGTAAATGGTGTCGTATTGATTTACGTTCTCAATGTAAGACGCTAATATCTTGTTTCTGTCGTATTGAAGAAGGGCGCGGTCGGATTGCATTAAGCCAAAATCCGATGTCGGCATATAGATGTTATTGCCGCTAATTGTGCCGTAACTATTAACAACCCAAGCCTGAGTTTGGTCGCCATCCCAACGCAGAGGAATCTTAAGCTGTGCAAATGTTTTGGTTCCAGTGGCAGGAGAAGTTCCGCTACCCGCAAAGACGTAAGTAAATTTGGTCGTTGTAGTAACCGTAATTTGATAATTACCGTTATACGGAGTTTGCGTTGCCCCAGCAATCTTCACCCATTGATTTGTAGCAAGGCCATGAGCCGCTGTGGTTGTTACCGTAGCAGTCGTAGAAACAGAGGTTATGCTGGTTATTGCTGCGGTAGCCGTAGCCAATCCACGCAGCATATACATAGACCCACCCGCTTGGAACATATCTACTTTGTCCGTAGACTTTACTGTTTCATTGGTAGGGTAATTTTGCGAAGTCACCGATTGCCCCGGAGAGAACATAAAAGTTTTAGTCCCAGTCGCTACAATTATCCATTCAAGATTTGTGTTTGGGTCAGAAAAAATCTGTGAATAAAAGATACCGTCTGTAAACGAAGGAAGAATAATTGAACTGCTTCCAATGACAAAAGGAAGAACTAGCGGCGTGTTCGCAAATGAAATGCTATTCGTCTGCTTCTCCATGCCTTTACGCACGGTAGCTTGAAGCTGATTAAGCCGCATATTCTCAGACACTTGAACGTATGATTCCGGCAACTGTTCTGGCTGCTGACGGTTATCCAGCCCAATAAATTGAGAATCACCAGCAAACTGAATTTGGCTGTCTGGTGCTACTATTTCTTCGTAATTGATAGGCATGGTTTTATGAGATTGATTAACCTTTTATTACAAGAAAAGGTCGTTCCAAGAAGTGTAAAGAATTTCGCTTTGCGTGTAACCCGGCGCACCACCCCACACAATAAGCTGTTGCGTTCCACTTGTCATTGTAAGGGTAAATGGAAATCCAATAAGAGGAGCCGTTACTGACCCGCTGCCTTGCTGATATTGAACCCAATAACCACTAGGCATTGAACTCGGTTTATTGAAAACAATGTTATATCCACTGGTCGTAGATAAATCTGGCAAAGCTGCCTCTGCTACTGAAACCGGAACGCCCACCACCGTCCAAGTAGAACCATCCCAAGAAATCCGTGAGCCAGCAGGGTCACCCACACGGAATTTATAAGCACCACTATCTAAACCCATCCAGAAACCTGTTCCGCTAGTAAAAGAAGTTGCCCCACCACGAATTGTTCCATTTACAGTGGCGTTCATAAATTCCGCCGTGCCATTTCCTGTAATCTGCCAACCCGCACTTCCAGAAGAATAATTGCTAGATTTTAAGATAGAACTAGAACCATCTAATGTTATGGTTTGTGCGCTAACTGTTCCGGCAGTTAATTTGCCAGCCGAAATCGTGTTAATTTGGCTATCGCTAATTAACCCAACAGTAATTGTTGAAGCGTTAATTGACCCAATTTGCGTGGAGCTAATTACTCCGGTAATCGTCGTAGCCGCAACAGATGTAATCTGAGATGAGGTAATACTACCTGTAATTGCACTAGCATTAACACTGGTGATTTGTGTAGAAACAATGCTTCCAGTAATTGTTGAAGCATTAACAGAACCGATTTGCGTAGATACAATAGTTCCAGTAATTGAATTTGCTGATACGCTAGAAATCTGACCAGAGGTAATTGTTCCTGTAATGCTTGCTGCCGCCACTGAACCAATCTGGCTAGACGTTAATGTTCCTGTAATTTGATTAGCGGCAACAGACGTAATTTGAGAAGCAGTGATAGAACCGGTAATGGTTGTTGCTGCCACAGACCCAATCTGAGAACTAATAATAAGCCCAGTAATACTTGAAGCACTGACGCTTGCTATATCGCTAGACGTTAATGTTCCGCTAATAGAACTACTGGCGGAAACAACTTGCCACGTTCCAGATGAATTTTTGTAAAGTTTGCTGTCTGAAGTATTAAGAACAATGCAATCAGCAGGATAATTTGTATTTGGAAGTGTTGGCAAAGAACTAACTCGACGAATAATTGAAAGGTCGCTCGCAATCAGTTTTTGCGTATTGATAATTTGGTCTGTAAGCTGACTTGTTACAATTACTCCTGTAATACTTGCGGCTGTTACTGAACCAATTTGCCCAGACGTAATACTGCCTGTAATGGTTGTCGCCGCTACTGATGAGATTTGTCCCGAAGTAATACTTCCAGTAATCTGACCAGCAGTTACAGAGGTAATCTGTCCGGAGGTAATGCTGCCAGTTATTTGGGTAGCAGCTACTGTGTTTATTTGGCTGGCTTGAACTTGCCCTGTAATCGTAGTGGCAGAGACAGAACTAATCTGACCAGAAGTTATAGAGCCAGTAATAGTTGATGCCGAAACTGACGTAATCTGGGAACTTGTAATAGAGCCAGTAATGCTAGTGGCATTAACCGATGTAATCTGCCCTGAAGTTATTAACCCAGTAATTGAAGTAGCATTAACAGACCCAATCTGAGAAGCGGTAATAGAGCCGGTAATCTGCCCAGAAGTAACTGAGTCAATTTGCCCAGAAGTAATTAGCCCAGCAATATCTGTGTTGGGAATAGTTGCGGAGACGGTTAAAGCGGAAGTTCCATTTCCTTTAACGTAACCTGAAGTAAAAGTGGTTCTTCCTGTGCCGCCATTAGCCACAACAACTGTGCCAGTAACATTGGCTGCATTGCCTGTTATGTTTCCAGTAATATCACTGCCAGAAATTGACGATACCGAAGTTAAAGCGGTTGTTCCATCAGCTTTTACATAGCCAGCCGTTGAGAATGTAGTTCTTCCTGTCCCACCATTAGCGACATTAACTGTTCCCGCTGCTGTAAGGGTTCCAACCGTTGTAATGGGGCCGCCAGAAAATGTTAATCCAGTTGTTCCACCAGAAACATCAACACTTGTGACGGTTCCGCCTGTGCCACTCCCCGCCGAATTGATGGTAATTTCTGTCTGATAATTAACAGCATCATCAACTACATCTATGGTAACATTTGTCCCTTCTACAATGTTGATGCGGGGGCGCGTCTTTAGAACATCTCCATCCTTCAGAATAGAAACAGGCCCATTGATTAACGGGCTAGTAAACTGAAGCTCTGGGATGAAATTGCTCATTTCTTAGAGTAGCGTGTCCCCACCCACCAGAAGGCCATTGTCCAAGCTGCAAACTGAACGTCTGCAACCATTGTAATTTTGGTGGCTTCATCCATGTTAAAGAAGATAACTACTAAGAATAGAATACCAAACCATGTCAGTCCGGGGCGGGTAAAATTACGAAAAGCATCTACCGTCATATACAGATTCACTACCCACGGTGATGCCCCATCAGGAATCTTAGACATCCCTGAACTGTTGGCTCCTTCCTGAGACTTAGAAAAAGCGTTCCAAGCAGCCTCTTTCTCCGCCGCCGCAACCTTTGCGTTCATAATCATTATGTCCACTTCGGCCTGCTTCTTTCTGTTCCAAGTCTCATAGAACGATGTCCCCAAATGGAGTAACGAACCAACCACACCGCCACTCGCCGCATTAAATAAAATGTCTGTGATGTTCATAAATGATGATAGGTTTGGGGACTGGGCTATATACCCGAATAACAGTAGGTGGCCGTGCAATAACAACGCACGAACACAACAATGCTGTGGCGATTAACACCACAAACATTGTGAGCCTTCGATTCACTGCTTAGACCTCGTGAGCCGTGCAGTAAACAAGTCCGCTTGTGCCGGTAGAACGGAGGAACTTAGCTGCCTGCGCTTTGGAGCGAGGCCAAAAGTATTTCTCGCCAGCCACAAGGATATGGCCGTTACCAGCCGCAGGTGTCGAATTATCAAAGGTCACATAAACATTGGCCGTTTGAATATCGAGGAATACTAGCGTGAATTGGTCGTTCTGGGTGAAAAATGCACTAGCAATCTGAACGCCACCAGAAGTTGCGTCTACCGTAAGGGCAGAACCCAAGAGAAGCGTGCCGTTGAAAATACCCGGCTTTGGGTAGATGTTATTGATATTGTAGGAGCTTGACATAATCTATTAGTAGTTAGCGGTTTGCGGGTAATTAAATCTTAATTCCAAAATGCTTCAAGAAGTCTTTGAAGAAATTAAACACTGGATAAAACCAGCCTTGGTTCAAAGCAACAACTTTGTAAGTCTGTGGCTTGAAATAAGTAATAAGGTCTTGATTTTCCAATGTAGGGGCATCGGCAGTTAAAAGCCTTACTTTAACTGGGCTGCTATCTGCGGTATTGATGTGCAGAGAGATACCTTTGGTGCGGGCGTTGGATTGGTCAGAAAAGTTACCAAGGTCGTAATCGGTTTCCGAGCCATGCCCATACTGAGCCGCCACCATGAGGCGAATGTTTGTAGAACCCCCTTTAATCGTCGAGCAATAGGTATTGGCGGCATATAGCTCATTAACCATAACCTCTACGTCATGGCTGTGGTTAATGTCTATGGCGTCCTCTAAACAGTCTCTGGCGTCAATCGAATCGACGAGGATGCGTAACCGCAAACAACCACTAATTTTAAGTAAATCAGTGATTTTGACGCCTTCTTTCTTAACTAGCTTACCAAGAGTGACTTCCCTCATTCCTTCAATGTCACTCGTAAAGATAGGCACACCATCTTGCCAGATGTTCCCATTATCATCGCCATGAAAGGCAACGCCGAAGGAATCTTGTGTGCCGTCAGGGTTCATTGTTATTCGACTTTAGGCTCTTCTTTAGGTTTTAAGGCTTCTGCAATCTGCTCGGCACACTTGCGAACAAGTTCGTGCTGCTCGGCATTAAGCGGAGCAAGGCGGGCTGCGGCATAGAGGTTGTTTAGTGCTTGGTCGTTATTCATGGGTATGATTTTGATTTAGTTAATATCTAGTAGCTTACTAGAAAGTTATTAGCTTATAGTTTTTTGTTAATCAATTCAAATAGCGCCTTTGCCTTCTCCTCCAGAACCGCCACCCGCAAATCCAGCTTACTAAGCACGATGATGAGCGTGATGACACCTAGCAGGATAGGCCAAG